ATGCGTCGGCAATCTCTTGCGACGTCATCGTTTCGTAGCCGTCGATTTGCTGGATTGCGTTAATCATTTATTGAGTCCCATTGGTGAGTGTTTTCGCAGTGGTTCGGTGCCCAGAAAAACACCGCGTCAATTGTTCGTCGGATCAAGTTCCATCGTCGTGACGTTTGACCGAGTCGCCATGCACGACTCGACAACATTTCGTTGTGGACACCGCCAAGCAGCGTGTTAAGCAATTGCGAAGCGGCGGCTTGAATTTGGTCGAATTGGGTCACGTGGATTTCCACGCTAGGGGTTTTGGAAAGTAATTCTGGGCTAGGAGCAGGTTGCGATAAAGGAACGAGCCTAAAAACGAGTCAAGCAGCTTAGTTTTTATTGTCTTCTAAAATATTTTTGTTTATAATTAAAACTGGGAATCTGAACGACTGAAGTCTTCACACCATCCACATAGGATTTCCGATCTTCTGGGACTGTATCAAAAAAGTAGACTGGGGGTGTCGGACTTTATTAAGATGCCAATGTGGATCTTCCCAGCCCAAAAAGAACATAACCAAGCTCACTCACTAAAAACACTAGCCCCAATTGGTAATGTCACAACACCCAAGAACCCGTTAACCAACCCCGACTTACCAGACTGCCTAAACATCGAAACCAACCGCAAATCCCTAAGAGCCTCAGCACCAGCAATCTTCCCATCAAAATCAGCCACTTCCCCAGACCTCAACTCAAAAAACGCATCAAAAAACGCAACGATCTCATCATCAGAAGGATCAGAAACAGCAAGATCACGAAACTCTTTAACAATATCAACCACTAGACTCTCACAAAACAAAGAACTGGTTCAAATGGTGACTCCAGATGACACAAACAGCAAATTCGAACAATTGAACTATTATCGTAAACCCCAAGTAACAATTATTTTCTCACAAAACAAAGAATTGGTTCAAACATCGAAGTGCGACGAATCGGAGCAATAGTCCGCATCTCTAGAGTTTCTAGTAATTTATAGCCAGAATTATCAGCTGTCTTTTTTACTTCATCAGCATGGCGACTTGGAACATTCAATACCACTTTGGGTATTTCTAAAGAAAACAAATTTTGATAAATAGAAGTAGTTGACGAACATTGCGACACAAGACCATGATAATACTCTGTGTCATCATATGGAGGACTAGTGAACAACATATCAACTTTGTCGGGTAAATCAGACCTTTTTACAACAGCTGCGTCAGCCTGAAATAATCGGTTCTCGGCAGTTAATCTATTTCTCAAGAAATGACCCAAATTCGACACAGATTCGATGGCATTTGGATTGAGATCAGAACCAATATACCTAATATTATTGGCCATCGTGCCAACTAATCTACCACCCCAACCAACACATGGGTCGTAAACAGTATCGCCAGAAGCCAAGTGGCGATTGTAAACATATTCAGCAACCCAAGGCTTAAAGATACTAGGTAATTTAAAATCTTTGTAATTTCTGTTAGTATAAGAAACCAAGGCACCAATATTACAATCTCTCTTATCCCAAATAGTTCGTATGCTATCTTTCAAAATGACTGTATTTCCAGGTTCGAAAATTTTAGAAACTGACAGATAATCTTTATGATGTGAATACCAGTAATGATCAGAAAAATTCTTTAAGAGATTCATCATTCTAACATGTTGATGATTAGCATTCAGCATTTTCTCACTAGGAACGTCTTTATAAAAAGCATTCCATAGTTTCAAAGTTGACCATTTCAAAGGATGAAATCCATAGTCAAGCAACCAATCAATTAGAGAATCTGAATCTGAAAAGAACAGCCTCCAGTCTGTTGCATGATAAATATCCAAATCTTGAGTGTCTGGATATTCATAATACTTACCTTTATACCATGTCTTAATTATTTTGTTATGATGAGAAGCAATTGTTTTTTGCTTTATAAATTCAGCTCTTTCGGCACCGATGACCGTAGCCTTTCCAGGCGGTTTCACCTCTACAAATTCTCCATCGACAATAAAATCAGGAGTATATGATCTGCGTCCAACAGTAAAGGTCTTAGATTCATATTCAAGTTCGCAATCTTCCGAAACAGAATTTAAAAAATCTAATTCTTGATTAGATTGCAATTTAAAAGTTCCCCACTTTGTTTTAACTTTATGGGTTTTAGCAGTTTTAAATCTAAGATTCCTATAAGTTTCCGATTTTGGTCTTTGTTTACGATTATTGACTTGAAACATTTTGGCAATATATCCAACAGTAGTATTAAATCTTGTGCCAACTTCAGCCATCGACAATCCGGTATCGTATAATTCAAAAATCTCACTTGAATGTTCATTAAGACTCTCTAAAATTGTTTTATCAATTTTATGATCTGTCCTATACTTTTCACGTGCTTTTTCTTTCTTTCCATCAGTCCAAGCATTTTTCATTTTTTCTGATTGTAAAACAGAAAAATTTTCAGGTTTTTTGATTTTATGCTTTCTACAAATTCTATCCACAGCTGATAAAGAAGAATTTAAAATACCAGCAATTTGTTGTAAAGAATGAGTTGGTCGAAGAATTGTTATTTTAGCTATAATATCCGGATTATCTAACACAGATTTGTTCTTTAATTCCCCAGCTTCCTTTACACTTCTTTTAAGGTCTAGAAGTTTGCAGATTTTTCCAGCACTTCTACGGGGGATAGAAAATTCAGCACCGATTTCTGTGTGAGTTGCTCCGTCATTGAACATTTCAATGATTTTGTTGCGATCGTCAGAAGATAATGATTCGATAAGCGGTCTGTTTGTCATGATTGCTCCTAAGTGTTTATTCTTATAATACATTTCGAATTATGTCATAACACACACAAACATGTCTTTTTATACAATCACGTCATAATAGCAAAACACAATTTAGTGCTATAAGAAATTTCACTAAATTGTGACTAAATACGAAAAAAGCCCGCCAATTCTGACGAGCTTTTTCGCGTTTTCAGTCTTTTCCCGTAAAGGTTGTTTACAGGTTTGTGACGTTGAGTGTGGCGTAGAAGAGTCCACCATCCTCAAGCAGCTTCTTGCCGTACCTAGTCATAACTCCCTTCGAAGGTACGAACGAGTCTGGGTTCATCACGGTCGGAGTCGACAGCAACGGAACGTACGGAGCATAAATGTACCCGGTGTCGAGGGCTGTTGGTCCCTTGAATCCCATGAGGATTTTGCAATTCGGGAACAATGGGTCCTTGTAGAGCTTCATTCGGCTCTGCAGTTGGCCAACGTTGAGGATTCCGAGGTTGACGCCTTCGGTTGCGAATGCGTCGGATGCTCGGAAGTCGTTCAGTTGCTCGAACTTGGATGACAAGTCGGCGGATGTTACCATCCAGTTGGCTGGTCCACGCAACGTGGTTCGGTGAATGATGTTACTCATTTCCAGAACCTTGTACATGAGGGCCAAGTTTCGGTCGCTGAAGTTGACGGAGGCACCGGCAGCGGTTGCGAAGTTGTGGGTCGATCGGATGGCCGCAGCAACCAAAAGGTCATTGAGGATTTCGCGGTCGACTTCAGCAACGACTTCGTCAGCCATGAGGTTGAGCAAAGTGTCTTCGGCGTCCATGTCGTAGACGGCTTTCATGTCTTGAGCTGCTTCAAGGGACCATGAGGTCTTCAATCGGCGAGTGGTGGCGGCGACGGAGTCGCTGTCGATGCTCAAGGTTACTTCGGGCTGAAGTGGGTTGGCTTCGAGGTCGTACTCGTAGTTTACACGAGCGACGGCGTCGACTGGGAATGATCCACTGGACAGGCTGACGGTGACGTTGCCGGTCGTGTGGTCGAAGACGGTTGCGTTCGGTGTGAGCAAGTCGACAGCGATTGCGGTTGTGAAGTCGGTGCAATCGCCGATGGCGACACCGTCTGGTTCTCCGTCTGCGTTGAATGTGATTCGCAGGCATGGCACTGCGTCGTCACATGCTGGGTTTGCGTCTTCGGCGTTGCTGAAGACTTCGACCATGACCGATCCGGCGAGGACTGGGCGGTGGGCGAGGGTTCCGCTGACGACGGTTGATGCTCCGTTGATGGTGAGGTCTTCACCGCGTACTTCTTGCGAGCTGTAGTACGGGTCGATCGCCCAGCCGTTGTAGCGGCTGAAGGATTGTCCGGTGTTTTGACGCATGATCTGAGTACCGGCTTGCGTTTGTCCCTTGGACAAGGCGTAGCGGTATCGGATGTAGAAGATCAACGAGGCTGGTTGGCTCATTGGTTGGACGCCGACCAGGTTGTCCGAGATGAGCTTGGCGTAGCTCTTTCGGATCATGGGCAACGCGAACCGGGTGAAGTCGGCCAGGTTGTTGGTGGAGGTGACGTCTTCGGTGATTAGTCCGAAGCCGTTGGGGTTGCCTGCACCTTCCATGACTTTGTGCTGGTTGTCGAGCAACCGGGCGAAGTTGGGGAGGCGGTGGGCTGGGATCTCTGGGCATTTGCGGATGACCGAGGACCATTTTTTGACCAAACTGTTGTTTTGCTCGGCGATGACGCGGAGGTCTTGGTTTGATGTTGGGCTGGGTGCAGCTAACATGGCTTTATTTCCTGAAGTTTTGGAGTCAGTTTTTGGGACGTGTTCTTGAGATAACTAGGATTATCTCATTTGGCTTGCGATGAGGTCGATTTTGCTTTGAGAGGTGTTTGTGCTCTCGGTGATCACTTGTTGTCCGGTTGGCTTTTTGCTTTCGGTCACTTGTGTGACTGTGGAGCGTTGGCGGGCTGGGACTGTGATGTCGGCTTCGTCGGTTGCCGGGGTTTGGGTTCCTTTCCCTTCTTGAATCACTTGTCCACCTTGGAGACTCTTGTTCTCTTTGATGAGTTTTTGATTCTTTTCCATTACGCTTTCTGCGATGCGTGCTGAACGCTCAGCTTGGGATTTTGTGGTCTTTAGCTGTTTGCCCAGACGACCTAGTTGATCTTTAGCATCTGCGAGCTGGGCTTCAAGCTGGCTGTTTGGCGAACCGTCGAGTTGGATGCCTTCGAGAAGTGCTTTGACTTCTGTTAGCTTCGTGGTTGCCTCAGTGTCGCTTGCAGCTGATCTTCGCGTCAATTGCTGTTCGATCGTCTGACTCTTACTTTCACAGAAAAATTGAACCCTGCGGGCAAGGTTCGACTTGTATGATTCGACTTCTTCGAGTACGACTTGCTTGGCTGCCTTGACCTTGTCGGCCAGTTCGACTTGAGCTTCTGCTACGACTGTAGCTTTGTACTCTTCCATGGACTCGACGATTTGTGTCGCGAGTTCTGTGGAAACACCGGACTTGGTGAGCAAGTTTTGAATTTTATCAAGGGCCATTGGGTTCTCCCGAATTGTCAACTATAGTAGTGTTTGAGTGGAATTACTTATGTAATTTTTCAATCCATTTCAAAGAATTTGTTGATTTCTTTGACGAGGATTTTTTCGTAGGCTTGTCGTCCGATCTGTTTCACAATTTTGTTTTGTTGTGATTGGATTGGCTTCATGGCGAGTTCCAAGCCCTCTGCAATTTGGATAATTGCGTCGGATACGCTTGGTTTTGCAACTACGTCCCAGGTGATGAAGCGAAAGCCTTCGTTGACTAGGATGATGTTCGTTCCGTCGATACGTTGTTCTGTGAGTTGGCCTGCTCCGCGTGAGCTGATGCCGACTCGTACGTCATGTTCGAGCAATCCTCTGAGTGCGGCCCCGTGTGGGGTGCGGTGGAGGATTTCTGCTTTGCCGTAGACTTTTTTGCCGTCTTCCCAGATTTCGGTCATCAGGTGACTGACGCGATCGAGGTTGACTTTTAGGGAGTCTGGGTGGTCGAATTCTCCCATGACGCAGCGGTTGGTGATGTCTTCCTTGATCTCGTTGACCGCTGGGCTTAGCACGGTTTTCATGTCGTAGTAACGAGTGTTCTCGTTTACTGCGTTTCCGCGTTGGAGCAAGGATTCGATGCGGAGTGCACTTTCTTCTTGTCCGTTTATTCCTTCAACGACGACGTTCTCTTTTTTGAGAACTCGCATTGAGTGTGTATCGCGGATGATACTCATACCCTTGGGTATGTTACCAGTGTGTGCGATTTCTGTTCTGTTGAATTTTGACATGGTCTTGATTATGCCCCTTAGTAGCTTCCGCCGAGTTGTTCACCGAGTTCGTCGCTGAGTGCGTGTGCGACTTCTGGTCCGAGGGGCACTCGCTTTTTGGTACCATCTGGGAGGTCGAGTTCGACTTCTGCTCCGGTGACTGTCACGCTACGGTCGTCAAATGGAGCTTCGGGGGAGCTTGACATTGGGCTGTCGTAGTCTCCGCCGTAGCTTTCGCCTGAGAATTCAGTGTCGAGATGGACGTTGAAGATCAGTTGGTCGGGGTCCATTTGGCCGGAGGATACTCCGTCTGTGAGACCGAGTCGTTTAGCTACTTCTTGTAGGACGGCTGGGGCTGGGACGTCGGTGTTGACTGGGCCGCCTCCGATGAACCACTGGTTTTCGTACCAGTATAATCCAATTGTAGCGTCGTGCTGTTCATTGGTTTGATTATATGGTCCTTCTTCGATGGTTTCGTCTTCGCCTTTGATCTTTTGATCGACGAAATCGGGCCGACCGTTGCCGTCCTTGTCTTCTGCTTCTTTTAGGAACGCCGGTTTGTCATCGCCTTCTTCAGAGCCTTCCTCCGATTCTTCTTCGTCATCGGAGTCGTCGTCTTCGTCGGAGTCTTCTCCGTCTCCGTCGTCCGATTCTTCATCTGAGCTTGGCGGCGTAGGAGGCTCCGGATTATCGTCGCCTCCATCTCCGTCACTGTCGTCGTCGGAACCGTCATCTTCGTCGTCGGAGTCGTCGTCGGAGTCGAATTCTGGGGGCTCATTTCCTGCATCGTCATCATCTTCTGGGAATTCCGGCTCTTCATCTGGTGCTTCGCCGGTAGGGACCATAGTACCATCTTCTTGTGGAGCTACGTTCATTTCTTCGCCAGTTTCCTGGTTGACCATCTTCAGACTGAACATTTCGTCCATTCCGTAATCAGAGCCCGAATCGGGGTCATCATAAACGGAAAGCATGTCATCGTCTTCAGCATCGTCATCCATTCCGCCCATTTCACCCATACCACCGGCTTGGCCGATAGCATCATCCAGATCGTCGTCTTCAAGCTCACTAAGTGGGCTCATGGACTCAACAATCTGAGCAACCCAAGTGTTGAACTGCTTAGGGTCAGTATCAGAAAGCTGAAGACTGCCTAAAGCACTTTCGCACAATGGATTTGGAACGGGGACAGTAATGGAACCATCATTAGAACGCAATTCCATATTATTTAAATTGGAATGGCCCAAGATGAATTTTGTATTTTCACAAATACCATGGCTCACACCATCACCAACATTGGCCCATTCTACTACTGGGTCCTTGTTGTCGCTGTTGTTGATACCAAGGGGATTGGTGTTCGGACCGCGAAGTTGTTCTTCTTCGACAGCTTCGTCGTCTTCGTCCTCGTCTTCCCCTTCACCAAGGTTCCGGATTGACGCTTGTTTCGGGTTCTTTCCGGATTGAAGTTCGAAGGAATCGTCGTCCTCGGAGACTTCTTCCATGTCAGCTGATTCGTAAGCGGCAACTGCCTCTTGAACCACTTGCCAGGTCGATGCCTTTGGATAAGTGATTTTCAAGATGGAGAGAGCACCTTCAGCAGCTTCGGTGATGTTGGTGGTACCGGCGTTCATCAAGGAATGCATTGTACCAATTACATCATCAACCAATCCGCCTTCTTTAAGGATTTTTTGGCCGTATGTGCTGACGGATTCACTGATTTTCTTTGGATAGGACGTGGCTGGCATGTCGTCCTCGGAGCCCTGTTTCATTTCGTAATGAACGGGACTTTGGACGCTTTCACCGAAAGGGTTGTCCTCTTCCTCTTCGTCCTCCTCACCATCGAGGCCACCGAAGTCGAAGTCGTCTTCTTCCTCTTCAGCTCCACCAACTGCGAGTGGGTCCGAGGCTCCGCCACCGTCGCCCACTGGGCTTTCGTCGGTGTCGGCTAGATCAACGTCGAGTTCGTCGGTTTCGATGTCAGTATCCATGCCTAGAGCATCGTCGCCCATGGCACCTTCGAGGTCTTCTTCGGCTCCGCCTTCTCCGCCGCTTTCGCCGCCGATTTGGATGAGTGGGCTGTTGATGGTGATTGTGGTTCCACCGCCTTCGCCTTCGACATCGGTTGCTACTGCGTCTCCAGCAGCATCGTCGAGGCCGTCTCCGCCGTCGTCAAGACCGTCTAGGTCGAAGTCGTCGGTTTCTCCGCCGCCGATGTTATCGAAGTCGTCGAGTGTTTCGGTGTCTTGGAGTTCGTCTCCGACAGCAGCCACGACATCTTCAGCTTCGAACATGGTTGCTTCGTCGACCTGTTCGCCTTTGAGGCGTCCAATCAACGACTGCATCTTCTCGTTGAGGTTGGGGTCCTTGGCGATGCCAGGGATGTCATTGGTCATTTTCTCAAGAGTGGTGCGAAGCATCAGGATCTTGGTGTCCCGTCCGCCTGCGTCCTCGAAGAGGATTGCGATGAACTTGCTGTGTACACCTGGGAAATTCGTGGAGTTTTCGAGTCGGTGGACGTTCTCAAGGAGAACTGTGCTACCGGCCTTCTTGGCGGTTTTTCGCCATTCTTGCACGATTTTCTTCTTGTTGACCTTCAGGTTCAATTGGTGAGCCATGACGCCAACGTCTTGTGCCAATTTATCATTGAAGATAGCTTGGGTGGCAAGACAGTTCTCAACGACAGTGATCATGTCGCTTTCTCGAAGCAACGTGAACTCTTCGTCGATTTGGAGGGCTCGGCCAATTCGTTTTGCGGAGTCTTCGGTTTTTCCTTCGGCCAAGAGGCTTGCGGATTCGAGGACTGCGTTGCGGAATTTGGTGTTTTCGTGGCCTTTGAACGCGACTTGTCGTAGTTGACGAGCACGAGCTGTGAATGGCACGATTGGGTCGATCTTCAGTGAGCTACCGGACCCGTTGTAGGCAACAATTTTGCCTTCTTTGATGACTACACCGCTGGTGTAGTGGGTCTTGGCTTCGTTGATGATTTGTCCAATTTCGTCGCTGTTGAAAATCCTGTTTTCATTAACGGGTAATTGGTAGACGTTTCCATCTCGACAACGAATACGTTGGCTTGCTGGGATGACGTGGCTGGAGAAGCGGTGAAGACTCATTCGGTTGAAAGCGGAGTTAACTGCTTTCTTGTCTTCTGCTTCTACGGATTCGACCAAGAGTTTGCACGCTTCGGCGAATTCATCTTGTTTGCCTTCGTCGATGATTTCGACGGGCGTGATGTCGCTGATTTGCGGGTGAGGCTTAGCGACGTATTTGGCGAGAATGAATTGGTCCGATGTAGCGTCTTCAAATAGTAACTCAGTACCATTTAAAGCCACCAACTCCCAATTGCGGTTTACCTTGTCACCAGCTTTTCGCACTGCTTCAGCTGCTTCGTTAAGCTGCGTGTTCAGTCCGTTGTTGATGACTCGGATAAACTTTCGCACATCGATTTGTTGAGGCTTCGTGTAGGCCGACATTAGCGTAAGTATCCTATAAAACAAACGTCAGATAGATGTGAATTGCTGGATTATATTTGTCGAGAGGCGATCACTTTATCCATTGGTAGCTTGATCGACATCCTCTTGAGTAACAACGCCAGCCTGAGTGGACTCTTGCAACGCTACGATAGCGTTTTCGCGATCTTGATCCAATAACAATTGCTCTCTAGCAATCGTCCTAGTAGCAGCTTCTGAGATAATCTCGGAAGAAGGTAACTCCCCATAAAGCCTCTGAGTAGCCGAGCTTGACTCAAAATATTCAAACTCATAATTTTCAGAAACCTCGTCGATACCTTCGACCACTAATTGATCTTTCTTCTGCTCAATTGGTGTATTACTATTTGCTTCTCGGGCAGGAACCCCTAATAATTCATTCGATTCTATAATAGCAGAAGCAATAGAATTGTCACGTTTCGTCTTACCCATCACTACCATAGCCTTCAATTTAGACATGGCCTCAGTGATCTGAATCTCACGGTCAGTCTTTTTATCACTCTCTTCGAGCTTCTTGAGCCGATAATCAAGTGACTCACCCAATGGGTTATCATCCTCTTCACCGCCAGCAGCATCAAGAAGAGCACCACCACCAAGATCGTCACCACCTTCACCGCCGAATAGATCTTCCCCACCGCCTTCATCCCCGCCGCCGAATGGATCTTCCCCACCGCCCTCTTCTCCACCACCGAATAGATCACCCCCACCCATATCGCCTCCACCGCCACCTCCACCAAGCTCTGGAGTGGTCTCATCACCCATATCAGCATTGCCCTTAAGCATCATCTGCTGAATCTCATCCGGGCTAAGATCGGTAAAGTGGGACAAAATCCATTCTTTAGGGAACCAACCAATATCACGAAGGTCAGCCATAATATTCGCACGAGTCTGCCACGTCTCGATTCTGTACAATTCTTCCATAGCAGAATTCACCATCATGCTCGTCCAGAAAGAATTCATCTCATCACGAGAATAACCCTTAAGAGCAAGATGAACAAGAGCGATCTTCGTCAGGCCGACCGACATTACCTGTTGCACCCAAGTAATGTTCTTAGCGAAATCACTACTAGTCTGACTCAACGGTTTCCCATCAGTATCACCACCGGTCTTGTCACCAATACCCAATCGAGATGGGGGAATCTTGGTCGGAGCGATCATCTTCTTGAGGAAGTATTCAATATCATCAATCTGCCCAAGATTATCAGCTCCCTGCAATGTCTCAATATCAGGACCAGATCCATCCGGACGCTTAGGCAAGAAGAAATCGTCTTCCTGAGTCAACGGAGCGTAACGCTCGTCGAAGTTGCCGTTGGCCGGATTATAGAATTTCTTGTTCTTGAATTGTGCTGCAATCTTACGCAAGTATTCAGGAACCTGTTGGCTGGGAATATTACCAACTGGAATCGTGAATTTACGCTTCTGCGGAGCCCTGGTATTATGAACTACCATACCATTAGCTATAAAATTATGCTCACCGTTCTCAACAGTGATATCAAACACTTCTTGCTGATCTAAGATATCGATTGATTCAATAGGCTCAAACAGATCACGAGGATTTGGGCTCACAAACAACTTATAACTAGTATAGACATCATTAAGATGGTTCAATCCAGATTCTCTAGTCCTAGTGCTTATCTTCCCTGTTCTGTATCCAACCAAATCGCACAAATGTTTGAAGTCTTCAACGAGATTTTCGTTGCATAATTCTAATGCGAAGTAGTCATATCCAGACATATGGCTATTACCATCAGCTTCAATAAACCCGGTGATAAACGACTTTATCAAATCATGGCTTAGCCCGAATACCCATCCAGGAATCCTTTTAGTTTTTGATGTTCCTAAGAACCCCCAAGAACTAACAGTATTGTGTAGAATCTTGTTGCTAGACACTACTTTACGATCGTTCTCAGGACCTTCTTCCCAAGAATTAGGGCACAATGTCTTAGCATAGTTAAGGTACCATTGATTAAATGGCTTATAGTCACCAATCGCTAAGGTTATCCTATTACCAGTGGTGACCGAACCATCACCAACAATAAACCCGAGATACCTCATCAGATCTATATTAGCCGTTTTCGGTATATTGGGAACTATCTTAATCCCTTTAGATTCTACAATAAGATTGTTAGAATCAAGATTCAATATTTCACATAATTGTTGAGCCTGACTTAGCGGCATTCTCTTTCTAGCATACAAAAATTGTCTAGTCAGAGTTACGGGATGGTTCAGTTCTCTCATTGAAGACGTGATATTATCATAATCATTGCTTCTAAACAATTGATATTGTTCATCTGACAGCTTAGCGTACTCAACACCGGCCCATTGCGGTGGTAGTGAACAATTATCAGGAGAATCGGGGGTTGGAACTACAATATGGTGTCTTCCTGGAACAAGATTCTTGACATCAACATACTCCGTATTCCCCGTGTCTACATCCAACGCCAAAAATGGGTGGGTAATTGTTGCATCAAGATGGCGATATTTAGTCTTAACTCTAAAGACATCTTGAATTCCATTACTAATCCAATTCGTTACTTTAGTTAATTTAACACCATCTTCTGTATAGCAATAAGCCAAGTCGCCAATCTTTATATCCTTAATTGGAATTGGCCCGTTGCTAGTCATAATTTTACTGTCACCAGTAAGACACAACCGATAAATGACAGCCGAGCTTTCCATCAAGATCAACTGCTTGAATGCCTTACGTCCACCTTCGATAACGGACTTGCCGTAAGGGTGGAATTTGGCTTCGAAGTTAGTCAGGCGGAAGTGTACTACTTCCCATGGGTGCAGGAAGTAGGACTGGTTGATTTCCGGGTCAGAATAGTGAAAAGCGACGAGGTCGCCGTTGGCTGTTTCGATCCGTGTGAAGTTGTAGACATCTAGCCTTTTGAGGCCGACCACGCCGGTACGGGTTTTGTCGAGGACGATGCGGAAGGCACAGTCGCCGTATTTGCAGAGGTATCGTACGATGGACCGGCATTGGTGGTCCAACATGAGGGTCTTGTTGTAGAGGTTTTGTACCTCTTCTTTGACTCTTGTGCTTTCCCCGTAGACTTGGATGATGTGCCCGGTTTCGGGGTTGACTACGCAGGATTCATCTGCGTACATGTCAAGGGCAAGAGAGATCTCGCCCATTTCATCCATTTTGTCATAATCCTTATACCTTTCTCTGCGAAAGTAGTTGACTTGGATGCTCTGTATAATGGCCGATTGTAGGCCATTGCGTTCTGGACCAGCACTAGTTAGGGAGTCAAGAGACGGCTGATCCTGGAGAATGTTTTCATGTCGATATAGACCTGAACCACTGATATAAGCTCGAAGTCTATCGAATGCTAACCAATTACTCGCCATGTTTCACCATTTTAATATTGCCAGCATCCCACAAACGTCGATAACCAGCGTTGAACATATTTTGAGATTCAGTTAGATTTGGATCAAACAGTTCACCAAGCATTCTTGATAATCTATGTTTCTGACATCTTTGTCTGGATAGTATCTCACTTTTAGTTACATATTTATAATTTGGTTTGGTTACACACAATTCTTTAAAACCAATCTTCTTGTAAACGTTGCCGGTAGAGTATCTCAAATCAGCAAAAGTGAACAAGTTAGAAATCTTAAACAATTTCATCGCATTATTAATCAATCTGGACCCACCACCAATTACTGTTGACCCATTCTTAAAAGCCATTCTTATTAATTCACAGCCACCTTTGGTTTTGCTGATAGAAACAGCACCAACGATTGATTTATTAAAAATCAAAGCAAGATAATGACGTGCTGGCCTGTGTCCTTGAAGATGGTTAGCAGAAAAGAAAAGATTGGCCTCTGATTCGCTTATTTCAATAATACCGCATTTTCTTGCATGCAATTTTGATGATCTGCCTAAATAGTGACCTATCATTGATTTTATAAGATCTTTCTGATTATTCCATTCGAAACAATAAAATTGTTTAAGAGAAATATTATTCTTAATTGCTAATAGTGCCTTATCTTGATGTTTTTTCCTTTCTTTTACTGTTTCTTGTTTATTGTAAGAATGCCAATAATAACCATGATATTCTATACCGAATTTTAATTCTGGAATATAAATATCTATTTCTAACGGTGAAATCGAAGTGCGATCATTAATAACTGTCTCATAACCTAAAGATGTGATATGATCATTGATTAAAAGCTGTCCAGAACTGGTAGAACAAAATTTGCAAGACGGTATTGTTAAATGATTGTATGGAGACTGCTGAGAGATGTTACCACAAAGATTGCATTTAAAATCGATTTTATTTTTCCAATTAATAAAAATCGTTTCGCTATAATCAAATAATTCCTTATTTGCTTTTATGGCTCTTTCGATATATTCATCATTTGTTATTGATTTGAATTTCTCTCTGTAGTCAGAATCTTCCCATCTTTCTTCTCCCATCTTTCTTTGGTTTTCAAGATATTCGCCAGATTTTTTAACATCAACTTGATTACTTCTATATTCAGAATCAAGCCAACATTGTTTTGTGGATTCTGAAAATTTTTCGGATAAACCTTGCCCAATACATGCTGGGCACTTCCAATCAATCTGATTTTCGACCACGCGGGATTTAACTCTTATAGTAACAATCCTCTCTTTGTTACATAAATCGCATCTACATATTACCTTAGGTCTGTAGGCATTTTTGACACATTCTGCACCATATCCGAAATTTCCCTTGGTGGCATTCCAATCTATCATTTACTTGCCATAATATGATTTTCTCTTGACTACAGGTGCTTCCACTTTTTTTCGGTCGCCAAGCCAAAGGTCACGGGCGAATCCGGCCACTTGATCCTCGTATGACGTGGATTCAGGACCGTTAGGTTCGTCGTGGTCGACCGATACTGGTGACACCAAATTCTGATCGTATGCGATAATGGTTTCGTCTGAAGTGGTGGTGGTGGTAGCGAAAGCAATATCCTGATCGATCTTGAAAGGTAATACTTTACTTTTATTTGGATCAGGATTGCTAACCAGTGCCACCAAACCAAGCCCCGCTCCGAGGCAAAGGTCATCATGACAACCGACTTCCGCACCAGTTTTACCAGTGGGTCTACCACCACGATCTCGGTGATTAATGTATGTGCACAATTGGTCATGCAAGCGTGAACTATAAACCTTCACGCATTCAGGCCGACCAAGTAGGTTGATCATCATCTTATTCAGGCCAATCTTACTAATATCAGTCGTAAAATGACCATAAGGATCAAGCTTCGGTTTTACCCCAGCTTTATCAGGAATTCTAATCCTACGCCAGAGATTAGGATAACCATACTCAAGCCGAAGCTCATCGATTACACCATCACCACCATTATTGCGTTCCACATTAACCAAAGCATTATTATAGAAACGCCCAAGCATATCAACATATGGACAAAGCATCTTCGGGATGCAACGCATCATCATTTCAGCAACTTGCTCACCAGTCTCTAGGCAAAAGACTTCAAGAGCATGAAAGTCATTGCCACGACCAGTCATCGTATCAACGCCCATCGTGTAGGTATAACCCTGTGGGGCGTCCGGGTGTTGACGGACAGGCATTTCCCAGAACCAGAGGCCCTGATTCCCTTCAAAATCGAAATCCAACTGAATCGGCTCCCGTCTGATCGGGTGCATGTATTGCTGAATCCCCTTAGCGATCTTGAGGGGCTTGCGAACCATTTCATCGATAGCATCAAGATTCAGAGCTGGCAAAACAGTCTTACCAGAGCTGACCACGCGGGCTAAGATTTCTTGGTCGAACTTCCATGTTTCTCCTTCTTCCGCTAGAGCATTATACTGCTTTTGCAACCAGGGAGACCAATATGGGCCGTACTTCTCTCTTTCTTCAGATGTAACGCATTCTCGAATACCATCACATGGGGCAATTCTAACTTGCTCGTTGGTACCCTTATCCTTGTACTCGATCTCCCAATCCATGTCATACCAATTGATGGTAATGAGATTGAACCCGTTGGCATTCTGCTCAGCTCCCTTGAGCATTTTGTAGTACCAATCACCCATACCGTTCAACGTAGAAACCACAATCACACGACCACCGTGTTGGAGTGTGTTGTGGCTCACAAGACTGTTTGATACGTAGCAGTGTTTTTCGGGGACTTGGATGTCGAATGTTTCTCGAATGTCTTCTTCGACTTTAACGATTTTGTCGACGAAGAGCTTATTCTTCACGAGCCAACTATTGATGTCGCCTACTTCATGCTTGAATAGGCCATTAATATCGTTGTATCGAATTCGTCCATAAGACCCACA